TACATGTCGTGGTCCTGAGAATCCTTTGAATTTAACTAAATAACAAACTTCCGGGTCGTCTTTAAGTTTTCTTACCCCTATCACTTTTCCTCTTGCTTTTAAAGGAATAAATTTACCATCCTTGCTTAAAGACTTTTCTCTTTTTGTTTTTGGAATATACTTATCAAGTTCAGAAATTTCCAAAGAAGAATGTTCATTATCTAATAATACTATAGTAGAACCTACTATTTCTGTATTTAAAAAATTTTTTTCCATTTTATCATCCTTTCATTTTTAAGTATAATACACAAAATTTTGCAAAATCTTTAATGCCATGTAAATACTAAATCTTTTTCTTCTAATTCTTTTGCTTTTTTCTTTGCATCTTCTAATGAAAGGTTTTGACCCACTACTTCCACACACCCGTCATTTATATCCTCATATTTTTTAGAATTAGCTCTATACGCCATTGCGCATCCACTTTCATAATGAGTAAATACATCCCACTTCCAATAGTTTTTCCATTGTAAATCTGGATTGTGTTCGTGGGATAATAACTTATTATAAATAACGGGCCATTCTTCTTTATCTAAATCAACTTCTTTCAAGGATCCCCAATGAGTACCGATCTTAACCTCCGCAGTAATAGGTACATTAATAGAAGAAAAAGGAGGATGGGACATTTCATAGTAAACTAACTTAGACACTCTCTCTAACTCTTCATCAGGAATATTAAAAATTAATGAATCGTAAACAGTCAATATCAATCTCGACTTTAACCCTTCTTTCCAAATAGTTTTAAATATTCTTCCTGCTGTATACAGTACTAAATCAGAAGCACCACCTTGAATAGGGCTATTATGAATAGCTATACCAACACCTAAAAACAGTTGATCTTTAGACGCAACTTGAATGTCATACATTTCTTCCACATCAGAAGTGTATGTTATAGATTTTATTTTTAAATAATCTAAATTTAAAGTTTTATATTTTTTAAGATTTAATTTATCCACGTATTTTCTCAAATTTCGTAAACTAACTTCTCCGTTCTTAATATCCTCCCTCATATTACGAACTTTTATCTCAGGTCCAATGTTATTAATTAATTCTTGATATACTTTTAAAATTGGATATGGTGCTCTTTCGCTAAATCCGGGATGTCGTTGAGTTAAAAATTTTTCTTTTAATCTATTTATGCTTTCCTGTTTGTAATGAATAGAAGAAGTAATATGCTCTAAAAATTCTTTCTTATCTATTATAGTTACTAAACTATGTATATGTTTCTTAGTTTTATGCCTACCTTTTTTACTTTTAATTCCCATACCTAAAAGAAGCTGTAAAAAATCCTGCGCTAAATCTTCATTATAACAACCAAATACTATTTCATCAGAATACCCTCCATCTGTATCAATTAATCCTTTAATAAAAGCCCATTTTACTTTTAAGGGAGATTGAAATACGATATCGGGAATTCTTTTGGTTTTATAAGTACCCTTTATACCAATAAATTCCAAATATTTTTTTATTTTAGAAGAACAAACTTCTATTTTATAATTTGTATAAAATTTTCCTGTTTCAGGAAGAAAACATTTATCCAATTTTTCTTTCGCACTATAATTAAATAAACTATTTAATAAATATTTACACCTTTCTACAAATTCAGGAACGTGATGTCCAATAGAAATATCAAAACTATTTTGAGTATTCACCATACAACCGTCCCCTATCAATATCCCACACAATTCAGCCAGCTGTTCCGAAAATACAGAAGGAAGAGGATAATCATTAATCCAATACCTCGCACCATTTTCCGTAGTTTTATAGGGATATTCAAATAAAATTGGCTGATATATATAACTCTCATAATCCTTTCTGTGGGTAGTAGATACTACATAATCCGTTAATAATAAATCTTTAACTGCCACTTCTTTTATATGTATTCCATTATTATCTAATATAAAAAATGAATGATCTTCACTACACTTAAAAACATATCCGTTTTGAAATGTTACTTCTACCACTTGTTTTGGTTTTGATTTAGCTGTATTAATAACAGAAGTTGTAGAAGTTAGATTATATACAATATCTCCAGATTGAATATTCTCAATGGGTATAATACCCTTTGTAGTTAATATTCTTGTACCTTTTGTTAAACAATTTATTGCCTGTCGTTCCGCTTCCGCTCTGTAACTGTCTTCGCTAGAACCTATATCGGGTAATCTTCTTCTTCTGTTGAAGAAATTGGTTACATATCCTGTTTGTCGAGCAAAATTTTGAGTATTTATAATCCATTGCTTTGCTTGTTTATATCTCTTAAAAAATTGATCAATTATAGTCTGTGCTTGTTCAACGGATATTCCCAATTGTTCTGCAACGCTTCTGGCTCCTCTACCATACATTATTCCAAACACTACTAACTTAGCATCCTGTCTTTCTGCTTTTGTAACATCACTTATTAATGATTGATATTGTTCCCATGTGATACTTCCGTGTGGAATAACTCTTCCTTTTCCTGCTGCTGCCATTAGTTTATGAATATCTATTCCCATTCTCAAATCGTATAATGCTTGCGGATCCTGAGAATATTGAATCCAAAATCTAAATTCTGCTTGACCCAAATCAGCTTCCATTACCCAATCTCCCCAATTATTAGGGGTTTCGTCTTTTTTATCTGCGCAAAATATATCTTTTATATCTATTGCTGTTCCCGTGCGAGGTATATTGTTCAAATTCGGATTCCTACTAGAAATTCTTCCTGTTGCAGTACCATGAAGTAAGAAATCTGTATGAATCTTTCCGTCGATCTTAGATATTCTCTCCTCTATACCATCTAGGAATGTGCCTTTTAGGTGTGCTAGCGTTCGGTATTTCTGGATTTTCTCACAGAACTTATTAGTCTTGGCATATTCTGTCAGCACATCATCATTTACGGAAATACCTCCTTTATCTGTGTATCTAAGTATGGGCATTCCCATTCTTTCTACGAGTAATTCTTTTAGATGGTCGGGAGAATTAATATTTAAAGAAAATTCTATGATATCAGGTCTCTTTTCCTGTCTACTTTTTAGGTAATCTATAAACTCCGGGAATTTCTTAGATAGCGTTTTAGAATTAGACCAATGAGATCTTAAATCGTTAACTAATTTATCCTTTTTATATAATTCATAGTCTCTTACTTGCTTTACATTCCTTACCTCATTATAAACACTTTCCATTTTCTCTTCGTATTTCTTTTGTGTACTTTTTAAATAAGGAAGATCAATCGACACACCTTTGTACTCAGTCACTGCTAATACTTTTTGAGCGGGTATAGTTACATTATGTAACAACCAATCTAATTTTTGAGCCTGTATCTCAGGATACATACTTTCAAAACTTCTCCATGTTACTTCACCATCTTTTGCACCATATTCTTCAATCATATCTCTAGGAAAATCCTTATAATTATCTATTTTATGTTTTTCCTTATATTCTTGCAAAGGAGCATCATACCCTCCCATTTCAGTAAATTCTGCAGCTAATATCTCTAACCCGTGTGTTCTTGTATTTTCATCTAATAAATGATGCATTAAAAGAGTATCAGCAAAGTAATTATTCACATAAATATCGTATTTAAATAAGCATTGAATATCAAATCCACCATTTTGAAATATTTTTTTACTATTATTTTCATAAACTTCTTTCATCTTAGAAAGTAAGTAATCATAATCTTCCTTACTTATAAAATCTCTCGTATCTACAGTAACTGCTGTGTCACTTCTCCAAGAAAATATAAACATAAATACTTCTGCCTCTAAAGGATCTAAAGAAGTAGTTTCTGTATCTGATGCCCATAAAGGTTGTTTATGCAAGTGTTCTACCAACCAGTCTAACTGTATTCTATTTCTTACGTGAAAGTATTGTTTTTTTCTTTGTTCTGGAGCTACAGGTTTACCTTGTAAAAAATCGGACACTACTTGTAGATCACGGATAAATGTATTCTTTTCGAAAATATTTCTTAATATATATGCAGGATGCCAGGTGGGATACACATAACAATTATATTCAGGGTGTATAAAAAACTTCCCTCTACAATTAGTAATTCCTCCTGCTGTAGGAAGAAGTAACTTAAGAGGAGTAGAGCCTAAAGCTACTATTATGGAAGGGTTTAATAATTTAATTTCTTTATCGAGAAATTCCCCACAAGCTTCCATTTCTTTTTTGCTAGGAGCTTTGTTATTAGGAGGCCTGCAACTAACAACATTAGAAATAGCAATATCATTTCTATTTATTCCAACTATTTCTAATGATTGATTTAATAATTGTCCTGCTTGTCCAACAAAAGGTATTCCTTGTTGATTTTCTTCTGCTCCTGGCGCTTCTCCTATAAAAAAAGCCTTTGCGTGAGCAGGAAGAACAGAATGTACTACATTAGTGTCTTCTTGTAATCCTAATTTGCAATTTTTACACTCTTCGGGGTGTTGACATTGGAGAAAGGAATTCGTCATTACGATGGATTAAATATTTTAAATAATTAATATTAGATTGAATTAAGGCTATCGCACCCGTAGAAATATTAGATAAATTAATATCTAATCTACTTCTTTGAAATTCACCTCGATTAAAATTGCATCTAGCCAACCCAGAAACTACGGGAAGGGATGTATCGATGGATTCAATTATGCTACCGAATTTTGTTAATTCTACTACTTCCCAAGGATTTGGAAGTCCTAAGATGTGGATTACAAATGCATTTTCGCGGCAAAACTTAATTATATTATTTTTTTCTATAAAAAGGGGTCTATAAAAAACGTGATAAGGAATGCCTATTATATCAATACTATCATTAGAAGCATATGCTTCTAAGCACTTCATATAATCGCAAATTGACTGACCTTGAAGTACCCCCATTAAATGATATGCATCAAGCATATCATATTTATCAAAAAATTCGTTAGTTCTTTTAATTGTTTCTTTTGCGTCGTTTATTACATCTGGTAATACAAGGGTATTAGGATTTAATTCTAACACTAAATCTTTGTAGGCGGAAGAATCCATTGCTTTTCCTTCCTCAAATGCTCCATTATCTACTATCATTCTTCTATCCTTAGCTCTTGCTTTCTTAAGGTAAAATTCTTTATACTTCGGATGAGTCAGACAATAAGAACCTATTACAAAATCGTAGTCTGTATATGGAGAAATATCTTCTAAAATAGATATGGGAATTTCACAGGCGAGTTTCATCTATCTCCTTTTATTTTAAATAAATACACGTAAATAAAAAAAGCCTCTAAAAGTTAAATTTTTCAGAGGCTCTTATTTGTTTGATGAAGGAAAAAAACTATGAGGATGATTTATCCTGGTTAACTTCTTCTACTGCTTTACTATTATTATTGTTGTTATCAAATTTTTCCGGATATTTCTTTTTCAGGTCGTAAGTTCTAGGACCTTTTATATCTACGATTAATTCCTTCCTTTTATCAGCTTTTTCCGGAAATTGAGCTATAACTGCATCCGCTATTTCTTCTGGATCCCTACCTTCAAAAATCATTGGATTCATTATGTGACTCATTTTCAATTTTTTAATTTTCCGATTTGGATTCATAGGATCAGGTCTTTCTTCTATACTGTGCCCCACTTTTTCCTGTTTCTCTGCGGAGGGGGCTACTGTTTGTTGAGGAGATGAAGGTTGACCTGCTTGTGCTTGGGGTTGTTCCTCTTCTTTATATAAAGTAGTGGCTCCTGAAATGCCGATTGTGTTACCATTAGGTTGTTCTACAGAAACAGATGTAACTACCCCGTCGATTTTGTGAATTTTCTTCACTTTAACTTTTTTATTCATCTCAGTAAAGTATGATTCACCTTCCTGAGCAAATTGGGCCTGAATGGGCGCTCTATTGATTTCCATATGGAACTCCTTTTTTTATCATCTTAACATTTTTATTTAAAAAAATATTTTTGTTTAATTTTTAATATACACAAACTTAAAGTAAAGTTTGCAATTGTTCCTTTAATTCTTTTCGAGACATATTTATTTCCGGGAGTGAAGAAATATCAAATAAAGTCTTACCTTTTAAAACCAAATCTACAATTTCTTTCATGTCATCAGGAACAGTTGCTAAAAATTCTATTTCTTTATAAGAATTGTTTTCTTCATCTTCAAACATATTTATTATACTAGTACCTTCATCATCGTCAGTTTCCACCATAATGTTTTTAAAAAGTGAAACTGTTTGATAATTAATTTTAGAAGCAAAGGAGGGAATTCCTTTTCTAACATAATCACCATTTTCATTTAAAGTAAGATTTTTCTTTCCCTTAGCCATTAAATCTTCCGCTTCTTCTTTTGTATATACTTTATCTTTAGAACCATATCTCTTTACAAAAGAGTTAGTCATAGTATTTTTACAAATTAAAGGGAAGAAAGAACTAAAGGATGATCCATTAGGAGTGGGACCAAAAAATCGTAAAATTTCAAATGTTTGATATTTAATATCATAAAAATCTTCTAAACCTTCATCATCAAACATTTTATTTGCGAAGTAGAATTTATCTACTACTTTTTTAGCATAGTTGCTCAACAATTTCCAAAGTTCATTAAAACCTTGCCCATTAATCTCATAAACATCTTTCTCTTCCCCTTTTCTTTTTCCTTTATAGTAAGTTCTACCTGAAAAGTATTTTTTCTTCATTAAACCGGAATTCCACCGATCTTCTTGATAAGTAAAAAATACTTCCTTTTCTTCAGGAGTCATCATGCGACAAATTTCTATCGCTTTTTGATCGATTTTTCTACAAAGAACTTCTTTATTCAATTTTTCCTCCACTCAAAAAGTTTATTTAATATTTATTATTTTGATAATTTAAAAAATTCCTTACGGAATTCTCAGAAAGCTTTCTTTGCATTCTTTCTTTCTTCTGTAATTTCCACAAGGGAAGATATATCCTCCAAATAACTAAAATAACAAGTATGAAAGAAATTAAATACACCAATAATGAATTATTTAAGATAACTATGGGTAGTACAAATATTATTAAAAATATTCCAAATAGTATTAAACGAAAGCGAGTGTTAAAAATTGCGTTTTGTTTTAAAATTTCAAAAGGAACTGAATTATCTCGTTCTTGAATTGCGGGAGGGTTACAAATACATTCTTTTTTATTTTTGAAACTAAAATAAAAAAGTAATAATAAAATAATTAATTCCATCTTACTTATCTTTTCATTTTTTTTACCTAAGGTTAAATTAAAAAAGATTTTGCAAAAAATCAATAGATTTTGCAAAAAATTTAAAAAAAAAATTTAACCTCTTATTTTACAACAACTTATAATTAAAATAATTTTATGGTTGTTGTAGTTTCCATTCATCACAAACATTTTTTACATGCTCTTTTACAAGTTCCCAACTAACAATCTCTCCGTTTTTAGAAGCATATATCAAAGGATCATCCACACCTAAATTTAAAAATGCCTCTACTCTTTCAATGCTAGACCCGGATTCGTAATCACTATACCAATTATTATCAATCTCAATAGGATCATAACTTGTATTTGTACGGGAATAAATTTCTTTATAATCTAAATGCAGTTTTTGACAACAAGCTAAACCATCTTTAAGAACTTCCGTTTTATCCCTATCATTATACGGAGCATAATAATTTACTTTATCGGAATCCCAATTACCGATTTTAAACGCATGCTCAATGGCATTTCTAAATTCTTCTGAGCAATCAGGATAAATACCCTGTTTTTTATTATTATTAAAATCCCCCATATGAGTAGCAAGTGCAATTATACATTCTTCTCCCGTACGTTTAACAACAGATAGTGCTACAGCATATGAAATAGCAGATAAAATTGCATTTCTATTGGGCACAACACTTGTTAGGGCATTTTCGTGAGCATAATGACCCTTCTTTAATTCCATAGAATTATTATTAACCAATCCACTAACTAATAAAGAAGACAACCCTTTTAACTCTATTACATCATAAGTAATCTTAAATCCCAATGTTTGTAGATAATCTACAAGTGCTTTGGCTCTTTGCAACTCAATCTTGTGTTTTTGACCATAATCAATACCTATAGCAGTAATTTCGCATCCTCTTACTAATAAATGTAATGCTAGAGTGGTAGAATCCATACCCCCGCTAAGAGAAAGAACTGCTCTCATAAAAAAACTCTCCTATATTAGTTATTACTTATTCCAAAAAATTGTTCAAACATATTGATAGACTTTCCATCGGCCAATACATCAACTTCCTTAAATTTTTTAATTATTCTTTCCGTACTCTCTTCATTAATCATTAAAATTCCAGAATATTTAGTATTAGGTAACACAAAAACCTTCTTATAAAGAACCTCAAATTCTTCCATGCAAATAAGAAAGTCTATTTGACCGCTAGGGAGTAAATAAAGCAAAGTTATTTTTTCTTTCAAATATTAATTTCTTTCAAATGTAAATTTTGAATTTGTTATTTTTGATTTATCTAAATGGTATCTAATCGTAGAAGGGGGAATGCTAGTTAGCTCAAACGCTTCTTGTATACTGCTAACTTCACAACAAAAAGAGTCTTTATAAAAAATCTTTACAGTTACCCCCAATCGTCTTTGTATAGGAATGACTATATCATGGGTTGCCCCATTTTTAAAACGCCAGTAATAACCTCCAGATGTACCTTTTCGCATTATGGCTTTAGTTATGGAACTTTTATTTACGTTGATTCTCCTGGCTGCGGCAGATACACTAGTAAAAGATCTTTTATACACCCCTTTCTTATCGTATTGTAGTACTGACTTAGAAGGATAACTCATAAAATCAACTCTAAATTTTATTCCCTTAAAAAATGCAGGTATTTATAAATAACACGATAAAGCCACAATTTTTAAGCATTTAAAAAAATATTTTTTTACAAATTATATTTCCAATTATTGGAATGTGTATATGATATGCAATCATAAGGATGTATACTCTCTTCATTCCGCACTTTTACACTAAATTCAGCTATTTTTTCATCGCTTTGTAAAGCCAGATGCAAATCTCTCGCTATATCTTCTGAGAATTTTGCGTTATTGTAAGCTTGTTCTGTAACAAATTTTTCATCAGGTCTTTTCAATATAGGGTATGCAGGGGCTGATGCTTGCTCTTCAATTAAGTCTACTAAATCTTCTATCCAGATAAATTCCCCTTCTTTTGCAATTACCTGTACTCTGATTTGAGATCTTTGATTATGTGCCCCCATTCCAACTTTATTTTTTATGTAATCATATGCCTTACTTTCTTTGATATCTAAAGTTTTAAAAACATCAATACCATTTTCGTT